CCGGATTTCTATTTCCTCGCTTGAGGGGTTTATGTTTTGCTTTATCCCGATTACCTTGCCGTATCTTGCAATTGCCGGTGAGATGCCGCTAGGTGTGAACTCAACCTTTACAACATCGGCAAGTTCAATGTCTAAGATTTCTGCTTTGTCGGCGCTTCCAACTGAGTTTAGGTCTACAGTAATCGCTTCAAACCTTAGCTCGGGGTTAGCATATCTGGCAACAAAGTAGCTGGCTAACTCTTGCAGTTGCGCTGGGTCACTTAAAAAAGTCGCCCGGTCTAAATCTCTTGTCCCATAAATTTGAGCCGATGTAGCGTTGATGGCAGTCGCAGTACCAGCAGCGCTAGTAACTACCGCATTATTATATAGCAACTCCGAGCCGTAAACCGCTGCAATAGTAGTATAAGGGACCGCAGTGCCGGAGTCGCTAAAGACAATGCCCTCGCTTGTGAAGTTAGAGTTTCGCCCAGTGTATTTCATGTCTCCGTTTTTAGCTACAAATAGGTCGCCCGGGTCTGAATTGGCAGCTGTGACTAGGTAACCTAAAACCTCAGTCGCTTCAGTTACCGATTGGGCAGACAAAGTAGCGCCTGAATCTGAAAGCTGTCTAGCGGTAGCTGACCAGCTAATAGCATCTAAAACCGCATTAAGTCTAGGCACGACTTCCTGCTCAGCCAGCGTCACATCGTTAAAAGAGACATTAGCCAAATAGCTAAAAGAATCAAAGGCTTGCAAGGTAGCTACTGAGTTTCCGTTAGGGCTATAGTTGATGTTCCAATCTTCTACGACTCCTAGAAACTGAATCGCAGTGCCGTTAGTTACCCGGACATTTCTTTTAGGAACTATCTGACCAAAGTAAGGGCTGGCTTCATAAGTCGGGTCAAAGACTCGGGTGTTATTTTCAAACTGAATCGAGACTTGCCCGGCTTGATACCTTTCAAGCTCGCGAGACGCTCCGCGAGTTAAGTTGTAGTTTTGGAAATAAGCGCTAACATCTATAAAAACTTCGCCGCCGCCTAGAAAAATAGTCGCGTCATCCAGCACTCCCAAAACCGGGTCATCCAAGGTAAAAAAAGGAGCACCGACTCCGTCTGCCGTAAAACCTAGTTCAATCTTGACTGTCATGCGCTAGCAAAGACTTTTCCGGAAACAGATTCATAGCGCTTAATAGCGTCAGAAACATAGCGCCCAATTGAAACAGGGTCAGAACCTACCCCGGCATTTATAGTTATGTTGTAGGTGCTGCCGCCAAAGTTTCCAAGTCGGTCTAGAGGGATAACCGCTTCGGGTCTTCCCGCTTCCGCTATATTCGTTAGTGTTCCGCCCGGGCGAGGCATAACTACTCCGCCTTTTGCCAGCTGTGGAATTTTTGGAATGTTGATGCCGAAACTTTGCCCACCTAACATAGGAACCCAAGCCGGAATCTGTATCTGAATTGTATTTAGCGCATCTATCAGCTTGTTTATTAGCCCTATTATGCCGTTTAGTGGAACTTTTACTATGTTAAAAAGCGCGCCAAAGACAGTAGCCAAAACATCGCGCATAGTTGTAAAAATAAAAGCTATGTTTTTCCCGGCAATTTCAAATCTGTCTTCTATGAAGCCCATAACCGGTTTTATGACATTATCATAGACCCATTTAAGGGCTGCGCCTAAGCTTTCGAACATTGGCTTAATAACTTTTTCATAGACCCCAAAAAGGAATCTGCCCAGCGCAGCAAAGTTTTCTTGAAACTGTTTAACCAGTGGCGCAATTACTATCTCATAAACAGTGACAAAAAAGTCGCCCACTTTCTTGAACTCGTCTCCTACCGCACCAAAAATCGTAGTGAAAAAATCGCCGAAGTGTCCCAGCAGCTCCATGAAGCCCTCGAACAGCGGTGTAAGTATTTTCTCATAGACGAAAACCAAAAGCGCCGCCCATACTCCAACAATTAGCATCATAGCCGTAAACACAGGCTTCAGCACATTCTCCCACAGCATAGAAACTAGGTTCATAAACCCATCAAAAACTGGCTTGATGTGGGTGTTGTAGGCATCAGTAAAAAATTGGGTAAGAACTGCCCAAGCATCTTGGAAAAAAGTAGTCTGCGTAGCCAAGTAGACGATACCCGCAGCGACAGCAGCGATAGCAAGCGCAATTAGATAGAAAGGGTTTACCGCCATCACCAAAGCAAAAGCAGCCTGAACTGCTGCGGCGATTCTAGTGGCATTTGAAACTGCAAAGATAACAGCCGACAAACCGCCAAGCACCCCTACAAAAGTAGCGACAGTGGGGATATTGTTTTTTATGAAATTGAAAATATTTACTGTCGCCGGGTATAGGTAATCTCGTATCGCTACTGTGACCGCTTCTATCGCTACTGTCAAGCCGTCAAAGACACTAGGCAAAACTCCAATGACCGCCTCGATTATTGGCTGCAGTGACTCAAATAACTTGACCATCGCCGGACCTGCTTGCTCCAAAACAGGAGCCATATTGTCAAACAGAGTCAGCAAAGTAGGGGCTAGTCCGGCTCCTATTTCTATGCCCACATCTTTAACCCTAGACTTTAGCAAGTCAAACTGAGCGGTCATGGTTTGTAGCTGCTTGCCCGCTACATCATCTGTCGTGCCGCCAGCGCTTCGCAGCGCTTCCTCATAGGTTCTAATAGCGTCTGAAGTTCCAAGCAAGGCAGCAAGCGCTCCCATTGACTTATCTGAGAATCCAAGCGTAGAAAATAGCATTTTCTTTTGCTCGTCTGACAGCCCGGAAGTTGCGTTCTCCAAGTCGGCAACAATGTCCGCCATGTTTCGCATTTCGCCGGAACTGTCAAAGACCGCAACCCCAAGCCGGGCAAACTCGTCTTTGTTTTTTATTGCCTTTGTCTGAAGGTCCCTCAAGACAATGGCAAAATTAGTACCAGCCAACTCGCCCTTGATACCTTGGTCAGCGAAGGCTGCTAGCACAGCTACGCCTTCTTCTACTTCCATGCCGACTGCTCGCATCGCAGGTCCGGCTTTTGTAGTTAGGGCGGTAGAGAATTGCTCAACAGAAGCGTTAGCTAAGGTGTTTGCCTTTACTAAAACATCGCTGATGCGGCTCATGTTCAACATATTGGCTACAGCGTCATCGCGAATCGTTAGACCCAAAGCGGATTGAGCGTCTGTCAGCAGGTCGGTAGCTTGAGCCATGTCGAACATACCGGCTTGAGCAAACCTAGCGACTTCCGGCATCGCTTCAATTGAAGCAGCAGCATCAAGACCAGCGGAAGCTAAGAAGAAATAAGATTCAGCGGCTTGCTCGGCGGAAAAAGTAGTAGTTTTTGCTACCTCGCGAGCGGCGTCTGCCATATCATCGCGCATGGCATCGGAAACATCCCCCATGATTGCGACAGATTGCTGTAGAGCCGCATCGAATTTAGCAAACTCCTTGACAGACAAAACGGCTATGCCCGCAACAGCAGCTGCAGCCGCAGCCGCTATTTTCGCTACAGTTTGAGCAAATTTCTTCAGCGATTTCTGAGCGTTTTTTACTGCCTTGTCATCGTACTTGCTTACTATCGGGAGATAAGCGGGCATTAGTTAACCTTCACGTTCCACTTGCGAGCAGTTTGCTCTAGTGATAAAACTGCAATTGCAATCATCGCCGGGCGAAGCTTTAGAAAATTGCCGTAGGCGAAATGCCCAGCCTTAAAGTTGTTCTTAGAGACTTGCCTCGCCTTTTTGATTAGGAAATTTCCTTGAGTTGTAACCGAGTGCGAGCGCGTAACACTGTCTGTTCGTCTTTGATAGGTCTTAGATTGAGACTTAGGTGCTCGTCTACGAGGCCCGGCGTTTTCGGCATAGTCAAAACCCAGCTTAGGCTTACCTGTCAAAAGTAAGCTAACAAGGGGAGTCCACTCGCCCCGCTTTCTATTTGGAGTAACAGAGAGCTTAGCTGTCGGCTGTTGCCACTGAACTTCCCCATAGTAATTTCTCTGCATCCCCTTAAAAGGGGAGCCGGTAGGAACTTGACTGGCTACTATCTTGCCCAAAGGCAAAACGCTTCGGCGCATATTCTTGCCTAAGTCTGCTTGCGCATCTTTGCCAAGCTCTTTCAGCCCAGCAACGAGCATATCTACGCTGCGCTTATTTACGCCTACTTTTGTAGTTATCACTCGGCAGCTCCAATCTGTTACTAGTTTACAGCCAAAGAGGAACAGCCTTCTCTCGAAAGAAAAGGCTGTTCTCATTTACGCTTACGCTGAGCGTTCTGTTGCTGTTGCCCTCTATGAATCAGATACCTACCCATAGTCCACAGCATTCTGCTATCAAGGGCTAGAAGTTCTGTCGGGCTGATGCCTGTTTCGCAAGCAATCCAAGCAACATACCAGTGAGCAGATGCATCCCCTAGCCCCTCTATTTTTTTGTGTCGCCAAATGCAACTTCTTGAACTGTCTCGAGCCACGCTTCAAAATCTAGCCCGGTTGCCTTGGTTCTCTTTTCTACGTGCCAAGCCAAAAAGCAGATGTGTGTCCATCGGATATTCTTTTCCAGCTGAGCCATGCTCATGTCAAACTTTGTTTCAAAAGCAACCAAGTCTGAAGCGATAGCCAGCAGCTGCTTTTTGGTTTCGTCTTGGTATTTAACTTCTAGGTTGATGTTCATGCTTTGCTCCTAAGCGGTTGCGCGAGTGATTGCACCCGACACAGGCCATGTTACAGACAGTGTTGCCAAATCTCCAACGCTGTTAGCAAAAGGGCTATATGATGTCACAATTGCTGTGCCAGAATAAGCCGGGTTTGTGGCTGAGGTAGCCTCGGAAGTCGGTGTAATTTCAAATGCAACTGCTGACCCCAAAAGCGGGAACAGCGTAGCATCAACCGAAGCAGCGCCAAAATCTTGGTGGAAGTCTAGCGTCAGGGAAGCGTCTTTAAGACCTGCTATCCTTGTGCGGTATGTGTTACCAAAAGCAGTTGTTTCCTGCTCGTCAGCGGACACATCTAAGGTAACTGCGGCTATAGAGTCGCTAAAATCAACTGCGCCAATTGTAATAGCGTAGTCTGTTGCTACGAACTTGCTCATTTTTCTCCTTGTTAGTTTGCGTAAGCACTTACTGTAAATTCAGCCGCCAAATAGGTGGCATCGTTGAGTTGTAAATTTCCAATGTTGTCCATTGAAGTAACCCGGCAGTCAAAAGCGGAGCCGCCTAGAGTCTTGTCGCTCTCTATGGCGAGCTTTACACTTGAAGCTCCCGAGTTGTCACAGTAGTCATTTAATCTCCGCTGAGCTTCTCTCTCTGCTGAGCGCCCTACAACTACTGTAATAACAAAAGTATACACTGCAAGACCACGCTGAAAAGCTCGGTCATACTCCACAGTGCGTAGCGAGACTATGCCAATTGGCGGGCTTGGATTATCCGGAATCTCCGCCGCAACCCTTAGCCCTGAAATTGTAGCTAAGTTTGTGGCGAGTCCGCTGCGTAGTCCGTCAATGGTCATGCCATTCTCGGCTTCCTGAAGGCATAAATTAGCGCTTCAACATCCGGGTCTAGCTTTCCGACTCGGATAACTCCCAAATCTCCAAACCCGGCTACTCCAAGTGGTGAATCATTACGCTTGAAGATGCGGCTGGCAAGAATAATGCTCGCTTGCTCAATCGAAGTCGGGGTAGCTGACCAGCCCCAAACCCCAGTAACTTTTATTAGCGCCTCGCCGCGCAAGCTTGGGAACAGGTAAGAATCTGTAGCCCGGATACCAGTGGCGGGCTGCGGTATCCCGCCAGCAAAACCATTCAGCGG